TAGATACAACAAGGAACAAGAAGTGAGTCAAAAAGATCATGAGCACAAAACTTCTATTTTTAACAAAGAAACTAATAAAGTTTTTAATCAAAATTTCAAAGGTTTTGAATATAAGGTTGGAGACAAACGATATAGATTTAATGTTAAAGATGCTGATAAGGTTAAAAGTACTCAGAGCGATATTACTAATTTTGTTAAAAAGTTTTTAAACGATAAAAACGAAATGAGTGATGCTAATGGGTATCATAAATCTTTATTTACTGCCATGAATGCTGATGCTATTGCTAATCATTT